CAAACGCATTGTTGAGGATAGTCGCCGCTTTCACTTGCTTGGTGTACGCCATAGCGCGTGCCAGAGCCTTCGTATAACGTGCAGAGAGCGAATCGTAGAGATTGTCTTCGATTGCTTCCTCGGTGATACTGAAGCCCATAGCCACGGTCTCGTGCGTATAACGAGCAGTGAATGCTTCTTGTGCGTTGTCGTATTCAATCGCAGCACCTTCGTCTTTGACGGGGGCAGCGGAGAAACCGGACAACTTGGTTTCTTCTTCAAAAGAACGGTCAGAAGTCTCTGATTCAAAGATTTCTGTGTGCTCTTCACCATATTTTGCGTACTCCATTCCAAACAAAGCGTTTAGGCCGGGAAGGAGTTCTTTCAGTAGCTGGGCGCGAGAAATTGCCATTTTACCTTACTCCTTAAATACCAGTGGTGTTGTCAAATGCGTGACCTGCGTTCCACTTAACATACGCTTCCGTGAATCCGCCAGAAGAATTCTTGGTTTCTTCAACCAAGGCAACAATGCGGAAAGGAAGTGTAGCTGTGGTAGCAGACGTATCTGAAATGGCGCTAGCAGAATTACCTGTTACGGTGCTTCCGCTGTTGTTCACTCCAGCTACGTTAGCACCGATGTCAGTGATAGCTAAATCACCAATGGTGGTGCCAGACGACACGACAGCAACCTTGAACAATACATCCGTAGCATCACACACATACGCTTGAATATCTGAAGCGGCGGTGCTAGCTGGGTAGTATTGCCTAAAAGTAACTTGTGAAGTACTAGGATCGGTGTAAGTAACACCCATGAAAACTCCAATAGGAGTCATAGCAGCATCAAACGTATCACGTTCAACGGTGCCTCCGGTAACGAGCTTAACAGCGTCTCCGTAGAAAATGTCCGTCGCATAGCCACTAGCTATGCTGTATTGACGGGTTGTACCTACGTATGGAACACCACTAAGCAGCTTCACCGGCTTCAGCCCATAAGGGGCGTCAACTGTTGGATAAGCCATGTTAACCTCTTAACAAAAAATTTAAGTTCCTTTACCAAAATTGGTAACTTTTGTGCTGCGCTCGTTGAACAAAGGCATACGAGGATCATTTTCGCGCATGAGGTTGTTGTCTACAGAATGCATCTGCGATCTAGTTTGGTTTTCGTAATAATCATTACGCTCCTTAACTAGCTCTGTTGGAGCCTTACAAAGCAACAAACCACCCTGCAAGATATTACCTTCAAACCTTTCATCTTTGTCGGTTAATGCAAACTCTGGGTGATCTTCAGCCTTAACTGGCTCCCAACCTTCACGTAATTTTGAGGAAACATTAGTAGCGTCTGTTTGACCCTGAGTAGACACACGTACCCAACGGAACTCATAGCCTTCCTGCGGCTTTGGCGAGGGTAGTACCTCTGGCCGTTGCCACGAACGCTTACGAGTAGTTGCCTCGCGGGTTTCATTGTCTCTCTTGATTCTATTCTCAGCCATTACCCATTCCTCATTTCTTGTGCAACCTGTTTGGCGTATTCTTCAAGCGGAACTCCAAGTCTTTTTGCAAGAGCTACCTGTGTTTGCGTTAATGTCACCTTCTTAGGTGCTGTGCTCCGCGTAGCGGGGGCAACCACATTCGACTGTCGCTTCGGTTTGGACTCCTCAACTATTAGATCCTCGAAATTTTCGGGGAATATCTGTCGCATACGAGTGTCAATTCGCTCGTAGTATTCGTCACTAGTAGGGCTTATACCCTCTGCTACAAGTTTGTGGTGCAAACCTACAGCTAAACTTGTCATTTCTGGATCACTATCGAACCAAGGGTTATTATCCCTCCACTCTTCTGCGCGAGTGTCACGAGTTATAGGTTCGGTGACTTCTTCGTTTTGTACCTCAATTTCATCTTCCTGTAAAGAAGGCACTTTGAAGTTATTTAGTTTGTCTGTTTTTAATTTGGCGCTAGTTAAGTCTTCCTGCGCCTCTACGACACGATCTGCGTCACCTGCTTCGTATGCTTCTTTATACATACGTTTTGCGTGCTCAAGATCTGATGTTGCATTCTTCTTAGCTTGTTCAAGCAGCGCAGCCTGATTTTTGTTGACACTACCCTTCAGCTCTTTATTTTCGTCAACGAGTTTTTGCGCTAGACGCTCTAACTCTTCTCGCTCTCTTTGCGCCGTCTCTTTAGCACGGCGTTCGTCATGGTAGCCTTTACTGAAGTGCTTAATTCGCTGGCGTACTTTTTCAGAGTAGTTTTCCAACTCCTCCTCTGTAACTTCAGCCGGTGGTTCAGATGGCTTGCGGTTACGATCAGCCTTCGGGGTATCGTCAACAACTTCGATATCAAGCTCTTCCGCTGAAGACTCCACCTCTGCGTCAGATTCGTCAGGAGTATCTGTGTAGTCGTCGGCGGTTTTTTTACCTGATAAGTCGATTTCAACTGCACCGGAATCCTCCACATCTAACACATCATCTTTTTCTTCTTCACTAGGAAACGAAAATTCTACTTTTTGAAACGCCATAACTTACTCCTTATACTCTCTCAACACCGCGCGGATCTGGCACAACAGCCTCAATAGAATCATCGTTCATCAAACGATACTCCGAGCCTTCTATGGAAAATCTAGTGCCAGAATTAGCACGAAACATTACATAGTCCCCTTCCTTACACCACGGGCCAGTAGGGAATCGGTCTGTGTCAGAATAGGCTTGCTCGCCCACATCCACCACAAGTCCGATGATCGACATGACTTGTTCGTGTGTTTTTGTGGTCACGGATTTAAGTAAGTCAGTACCTTCAAAGGTATCCTCAACATACGGCATAGCGATCAGCACCCTATACCCCACAGGCACGGGTAGCTGCGCTTCAAACTCTTCTTCAGTAACAGTTGCTTGTGCAACATCAGTCATCTCCATACTCCAAATTACGCGAGAGGTCTTCTACGTAGCCCAGACAGGTTTCGAGACCCCGAATTAAACCTGTGGTTTCCTTGTACATGGAGAAATCTTTTGCTCCCCCACCACCTAGAAATTGTAGTGCAGAGTCTCTATCGGACTCGATTTTTTCTCTTAGCACGTCAAAGACGGTCTTAGCCATTATTGGCCTCTGTTGTTAGAATCTTTTATAGTTTTTAGTAAGTCGAGGTCTAGCTTTGTACTGTCTTTGCGACGGTCTGCGGCTAACTTCGCTCCCATTTTTTGCGCGTCAAGCTGCAACTCTTGCTGCTCAATCTTCAACTGCTCTGCATCTATTAGTGCGTCTGCTTGGTTTTTCTGCGCTTTTAGTTGTAGCTCTTGTTGTTTGAACTGTGCATCCGTTTGGTCTTTAGCGGCCTTACGCTGCACTTCTTGCTGCTTAATCTGTAGCTCGGCTTGCTGCATCTGTACAACAGGATCTTGCGCCTTCTGTTGCGCTTGTTGCTGTGCGGCCTGCTGCTGATGTTGCTGAGTAAGTTGTTTGCCTGCATCAGCCACCAACCTAGCCAACTGCACTTCTACTTGCTCTGGTAGCTCTTCGTTTGGCGCAGGGAGTGGCGCACCTAACTTCTCTTCCATCTGCTTGCGGTAGTTGAAGCCAAGGTGCTCGGCAATGTGCGCCTGTAGCGCAGCCATAATCGGCTTCGCTTGAGGGTTTTGCCCAATCGTCTGCATAATCATCGGATCTTGCATGAACGCTTGGTGTGTAGCGATATGCGCTTCGTGGTCTTGATAGATAAACGCCTTCATCGGCTTACCAATAAGGGCATCCATGTTCTCGCTGACCGGATCGGCAGGCTTCGCGTCATCGTCTATTGGCACGAGTTTGTCTGCGTTTTTGACGCCCAGCACTTCGATCATCTGTCTGTGTAGCTGCGGTAGATCGTATATCTGAGGTGCGGACTGTGACATCTGAAGCACTGCTTGGTACTGAACCACACGCTGTGCCATCGTAGAACTGTTCGGGTCACTGACGGGTATCACGTCCACCATCATGTAATCTGATACGCGGGCGGATACTTCACCTCGTGACGGCTCATACGCATACTCAGCAGGGGCATACTCAGCCATAATCGCTTTGAGTAGCTTAAACTCCTGCTTCATAGCGTAGTGAACACGAGCCTGTACCGCCGCCATCGGCTTCAGTGTGCGCTCTAATATGGCTAGAGTCGTTCCCACAGGAGCGTTAGAGGACATGTCACTAACATTCATGTCACTAATAGCGCCTAACCTACGGCCCTCTGTAGTGATCTGATTAAGTAAAGCTAGTAGGGTTTGGCTTGGCTCCTTGTATGGGAGCGTCATAATATTGTCGCGGATGCTACCTGATGGCACGTCTACATCTTTAAACTCTCCCGGCTCAATAGGCGCATCATCACCCTTAATACGTAACCCACGAGCTTTTAAGCCCCCCGGAAGGTTAGAC